TGGATCGTTCTCGACAAACTTGGGCTGATTACCCAGAGACATCAGGGCTACCTGATTGTTCATGTCGTCGAACATCTGCTGCGATGCTTCTGCCTGCTCGATCACAAGCTCGTCTGCCAGTGTTGGGTCAATGACCTGCAACTTCTTCCTGATTAGCTTGGTCCTGTCAACGATGCCCATCGTGTCCTCTGGAAGGACGAATTGACTGATCGCCTGCAACTTCTTCTGGACAAACTCATTGTCCAGTTCCCTGACATCGAAGTTCAACGTAAAGTTGTATTTCTTGGGGTCTCGAGGCAGTGGCATGTTAGTGCCAGTCACCAGAGCAAAGCGGTCGTCCGTGTCGAAGACCTGAGTCAGGTCCCAGACCCTGCCGATCACAGAACTCATGTGCCTGAGCCAGCGATGGACGTAGGCCTGTTGCCTGAGTTGTGTCTCTACTGGAGGTATGGCTGCATTGGGCCTGCCAAAGTAACGGTCTGTCCTGAGCTGAATATGATCCATCAAGGTGAAAGCTAGGTCTGCGCCTCTGCGAGGTGCTTCCATCCAGCTAATGTCACCGGGCCTCTGCTCGGATACCTGCACACCGGGGCCAACCTTGATTCGCTGGCCATAGCGCAAGGGAACCTTGAGCGGAGGAAGCGTGTCGAAGCTGGAGCGGTCGAAGACCATATCGGCTTGTGCCTTGTATTCTGCCTGCCACGTGCGAACAATTTCTGATACACCACGAGACTCGATTGGGCTGCGCCGTGTCTTCTCACGGGTGAAAGTCTCAAACGGGTAAGTGTCCCCAGCCTCAGTCACGAGCCTGTGCTCTGCAAACATTTCCTTGCCGCTCGAGTTCTTCTCCATATACGGAGAGAAGACTGTCATGTAGATCCCGGGGTTCCCGTTCTCTGTGACCCTGCGGCTGTAGGCATGAATGACCTCGATCAAGTTGGTCTTGTCATCCAGTCGCTCAGTGCTGCCAAGAACAGGGCTCAGACCTTGGTCCCATACCTGAGAACTCTGGCCTGCAGTCTTCTTGACCTCTTCAGCCCACTGCCTGTCCCATTCACCACTTGCTGCCTTTGCTTCCAACTCTGCTAGTGTGTAATACTCACGGCGGAAGATCGCACGGGCTCTCTGCAGGTCAGTTGTCTCGGGCGGAAACAGGATCTCGTGATAAGGTCTGAGTGCCACAATGCGAGCCTGATTCTTTACCATATCAGGCAGCTCAAATGTGGTCTCACCCTTCTCCACAATCTCCCTGATGTGTTTCAGGGCCTTGGACCTTGTCAGTCCTTCGTTGCTGGCCACTAACAGGTCAGCAATGTATTCCTGCTCGTCTTGCAGCGCAGCGGTCAGAGCGTCGAGTTGTTGGGGGGCATTGACTCCTAAGAAGCCAGAGAGGGTTTGGAGGTTTATTGTTCGAGGGGTCTGGGCATAGGATCTATCCCAGATCACGTGAAGCACACTCCAACCATACTGCGCTGCGTATTCTGCGTGTAACTCCAGCTCTTCTTCCCAGCCGGGTTGCATCAGAGTCGATAGCATCCACCTCAAATACAGACCCACAGCAGATGCTGCCTTGTGGTCTGAAGCCTCGATGCCAGCTACATTCAAGGCAGCTCTGCTGATAGCAGAGGTGCTCAAATTCACCATAAACGAGCAGACCTCATCAGCCAGCCTGATCCTAGTGTCGCTGGCTCCTTCCCAAGGGAAAGGCTGCCGACCTAGGTCCTTAGCGTGTTTCTTCCCGTCTCGGCTCTGCCCGGTCCACGTAGCAAAACGAGTTTCGTCAGACTCCCTGACACGGTAGGTTATCCTGTCATCACTAAATGCCCTGCGGTATTCGGTGCAGAGCTGATTGATGTTGGGGTCTGTGTTGACCTGTAAGCGGTCGTCTTTGCTCGTGTTCATTAGTAGCTCAAAGTCTCAGTTGTGTATTGGGCCTGTCTCGAGACATAAATAGGGTCCATCAAAATCAAATATCTCAGAGCATCCACACAGTCCTTGGATGCTCCCTTGTCTCCATCGTTACCAGTCCAAGTCTTCAGACTGTAGATCAGGTTCTGGCATTCATTGGACACATACAGCCTAGGCTCATTCAGGATGCTCACCTCTCTGCTCATGTCGTAGGCAAACAGGTTATTGACCAGAGCACAGCTCTCGTCAATGTGCGCCATCGCTGAAGGCACAAACAGAAGACCATCCTTTACTATCTCTCCGCCTGCACCCCTGTCAGGATTGGCAAGCAAGTCGATCAGGCTCTGGTTGTGCTCCTTCTGGCCTATCACCGCAGTCCTGCCAGCTCTAGGATCGATGTATCTCTCGTGTATCCCTCCATCAGAGATCTCTAGCTCCCTGATGAGTTGTTTATACTGCTGAATATTCCTCCCACAGTCAGCCGTCTGCGCTGGCCCCTTCTTGCCGTCCAGCTTCTCACTCGGAACGGCCCACTCTCCGTAGTTGGCCCTGTCTGGCCACTCCCTATAAATAAAAATCCTGCCCAGATCATCCACCCTAGCCCAGAGCATATACCAGTTGCGGTCGCCCGGTGTAGGATCGACAACCATATAGTTGGTCCCGTCCTTGGGGATCTGGTCCTTCGCAATAATATTCCGGTCAGTGAACCTCGGGAACTTGCCCACTACAGGGTTGCTCACATAGCCATAGGCTCTGATCTCTCGCTCTTCCCTAGTCCTGCCCCTGAGCGTTTGCTCCATTCGATCAAATGGGCTGTAGGGATTCCACTCCGAGAAGAACCAGAAGATCTTACCTGATCCACTGCGTGTTCTGCCCTTATACGGCATGTGGCCCTTAGGGACCCCATCAATCGAACTCTCATCCCCAATCAACTTAGCCTCTCGAGTCTCCTCGATGATGGCCCCGTCCATAGCATCCTTCACCGTGCTGGTGAACCCCTCAATTGGAGTAAAGGTCACGACCATTTTGCCCTTACGTGAGATCAGACGATATTTGAGCGTCTGAATCCAAGCCATAGGGACCAGCTCGTCACACCAGATCAGGTCCAGCTCTGTTCCCTCCATCGAGCTGAGTTCCTGAGAATAATTCTTGAACCAGCACTGGCTCCCATTAGGGGCCACAAAAGTCTTGTTAGAGAATCCGTTCTTCTGGGAGAACCCTATGTTCACCACAGACCGCTGCCCCGTCCTCTGCTCCTTCCAAGGCAGCGGCAGATACTCATGCACATACGGCTGCTGAACCTGCACTGAGCTATCGTGTGTGCTATGACAACACCACACAGCACTCCTGTGCTTATTGGCCAGCGTCCTGACTACCCTCGAGGCCATATACCGTGACTTACCACCACGATTGCCTCCGAAAATGTAGACGATGTCTACCTTGGGATCTTCCAGAGCCTCATCAGCATCTTTCCAGTGCCTGAACAGGCCCGTGGTGTTGTGCCAGTCGCTGCCGTAGTTGAAGGGGTCAGCCTTCTCGAGCCTGATCAGCTCCTCTCGCTTCAGGTAGTAGTCCTGCAGCACCCCTTCAGCGGCCATCGCCTCTGCTTCCTCCCTGCTAGGGACCGGATATACTGGGTGCTGTGTCCAGTTCATTCCCAGCGATCCAACTGCTTTGGAGAGCCCACACAGACAAGCTTGCCTGTCCCCTGCTCCACCCAGACAGGGATCTTGAGCCCCTTCTGGAAGTCCCTGTTGTCTGACACCCTCACAAGCCCTAGATCTGTCTCCAGAAGCCGCATGTTAAACGGCCTACCCTTCACAGTAGCCTGCTTGGGCTCCCTGCCAGCTTTCCAGCGGAGTTCCGCTGTATCTAGCCCGGTTCGCCTCTTAGCCTTCCTGCCACGCTTTCTAGGGCTCTTCTTCGCACCTTCAGCCTCGCTCATAAATCATCAATAGCGTTGTAACTGTCAATCGACCAGTCTACCTGCAGCCAGCCTCCCCTGTCCCTAATCACCCAGTTCTCCACCCTATGCTCCAAGCTCATGTCCAGCTTATCCCGTAGATCCCTCACAAAGGCCTCCAGATAGCCTCTCAGACGCTCTTTAAGCACATCTGGGCTCTCTGGCAGGGTCATGTAGCTATACGGCGTCATATCGGCCATATACCAGCTCCTGAACCGCCATATGCGCTCAAAATCGATCCCATCAAGAAGCATTGTGATCTGGGCCTCCATAGAGGGGGCCTTGCCGAAATAGCCTGTGTTAGGCTCGATTAGTGTAGGCCCAGTAGGGGCATCGCTCTTCTGCGTATACATGTTGCTCATCTATTTTACGAGGGGAGATATCGCTATATTTCGCCAGCGTCTGACCCCCTCCCCCCATCTAGCCCGTGGAGTTTCGCACAATATATATTATGTGCAGTTGCATCACTTCTGACCATCGATGCTAACCACCTCTGCTTCAATGACTTGCTTTGGCTTGCAGTTCCTGATCAGCTTGGTGAGCACCTCTTCTGACAGATTCACAGTCTCGTGTCTAATAGTTGTCGAGGGTTTGCCGAGCAAGGTCTCAACTTTGTCGATGAGTATCCCTACTGTGACGGGTAAAGTCTGCGGCTTCAGCTCACCTGACTTCAGGGCATCTCCGAGCTTCTCCAGAGCAGTGTCTCTTGTCTTCACAAGCTCTTGCAGGAAAGCCTCTTGAGCCTTAGGGTCTCTCTCAGCTTTCTCGACCATAGTCACGGCTAATTCCCGTGATATGCCGAACACTTCCTGCAGTGTCTCTGTGCCGAATCCTTTCTTGGCAGCCTTGAGGATACTCTCGTATCTCTCAGGGTCTTGCTTCTTCAGTCCAGTGCCAGTGTATCGTCTGATACCACTGGCTTCTAGGTCAGGATTCCACTTCGTTTTAACTCCCATAATGAGATGGATGGGAGCTGGATTGATGTGTATACATTCTGCCAGCCGCCCATCCAATTATATGTAGCCTAGGGCGTAAAGCAAGCCTTTTCGGTGTGCTAGACTGAAGCACAAAAAAACCCCCTGAGACTGTAAGGTCTGAGGGGGGAAACGTGCTACAGTTTCATACGATATCAGCTCTAGTCGCTTCTATGACTTTCAAGCTGAAGCCACAACAAGGAGAATGACGTAACTCCAACGGCTTTATTAATGACACAGACTGTGAGCCCGTGCAAGTGTTAATTTAGCGGTCATACACTGTCCCAGACCAGCCTGCTTTGACTGCTGCTACACCCTCTCCATTTAGCTTGATAAATAGCTCTGAGGAGGCCGTAGAGGCAGCTTGGAAGACTGGGTAGTCCTGTGGGCTTATCTGGGTCAGTATCTTGCCGTCTACCAGCCTTGAGAACGGTCCTCTGAACTGGTCTAGCTGCCATCTACCATCACCGTCTGCGTCTCGGTATATGGCTATGATCTGCATGTCTGAGGCTGGGTGTTCCCAGCTTGCGAATACGTATTTGTCCCCTATCTCGAGGAGGTTGGTTTCTTTCATGTTTGTAGTGGGTCCTTGTGGATGGTGAAATGCTCGATGGGGATATGGATCACCACTCCCATATCCTGAGAGTCTCCTCTGTCTGATCTGCCGCCCATTCTCCAGTCATTGAATGGCTGGAACATGTCGATGCTACCTAGGGTATCTGTCCACTGCACCCACAGTGTGGCCTGCAGGAACTCATTAATCTGACAGTAGGTGAAAGCGTTGTGGAACTTCTCGAGGCACAGCATGAATGTGGGGTATTCATTCAGGGGATTTGTCCTGCACTTGACCTCGATCATGTGCGTGATCTCTCCCTGTCTGGTTGCAGCGTAGTCGAAGGAGTGCCTAGGAGGAAGCTCATGCAGTGGCTGCTGCATGATCATCTCGATCTTGGTCTTGACTAGCTCCTGATTGGCTCTGTCTTCACTTGTCTCGTATGTTGGCCTCATAGTGTTTGACTGCTGCTAGGATGTTGCCTCTGAACTCATAGATGCTGCCATCGTTGCAGACTGTGTAGTCAGGGACAATGTCATCCACGCTAGTCTCAGATGTGTGCGTGTCTGAGGTATCTGTTCTGGGGCTGTTAATCCCTATGACGAATCCTCCTAGGGACCTGATCCAGTCTGCCTCAAAAGGAAACCTGATGTCGTCACAGATCATGCTGCTGTAGTGGTTGCACAGCACGTTCCATCGTCGTGTGGCTGCCTCTACCCAGTATTCCCTGCCGTAGAGCTGCTTCATTGCTTCCCCGTATGACTGCAGCACTGGCCGCAGGATCTCCTTGTCCTGCTTGCAGCAGGCTCCTGTGACTGACTGCACGGTCTCCTTGATTGGGCCTGCTAGGCTGATGACTGTGGCATCGTCCTCAAGATGCCTGACAATTGCCTCTGCTGCCGTTGATTTCCCTGAGTGCTTCCTGCCACACAGGCCTATGATTAGTCTACTCATCGTCTTCTTCCTCGATTCCCTGATTGAAATGCATGTCGTCGTCACTGATTAGTGCTAGAGTCTTCATGATACCACCAAGAGCCAGCAGGTCGGCTACCTGCATCTCGAGTGATACTAAGGCCTCGCTGGCCTTGCTGGTATAGTGGATCTGAATGAGCATATGCTTAGAGTGGTGATGTGGTTGTGAGTTCCTTGGAGCGATCAACAGCACTGAATCTACCGTTCCATTTCGTCCACTCAAGCTCAACCTTGCCTGTCCTGCCGTGTCTGTTCTTCCTGACTATGATATCCACCCTGCTATCGTTCGCCTTGTCTGGCTGGTGCAGGAAGCTGACCGTGTCTGAGTCTTGCTCGATGGCTCCTGACTCACGGAGATCTGACAGGGAGGGCTCTCGCTCTGACATGTCGATCTGCCTGTTCATCTGACTGAGGCACAAAACAGGCACTCCTGTCTCCATTGCCAGCATCTTGATGGTCCTGCTGTAGTCTGAGACCTTCTCGACGTTGCTGTTGTATCTGTGGCTTGCCGTGATGATCTGCAGGTAGTCGATAATGAACAACTTGACGTCCTTCTCCCGGGCCATCCTGCGAGCCATAGACCTGACCCTGTTCAGTGGTAGTGTCTTGTCCTCGATTGTGATTGGGAGCCGTGTGCAGGCTGACGCTGAAGTGGCGATCTTGTTAACGTCACCGAGGCCAGTCCGCTTGAAGTGCTGAACATCTTCTCCACTCACATTGGCAAGCAACCTACCAGCGATCTGATCAAACCCCATCTCATAGGACCAGTAGACCACACGCTCGTCTCTCTGGGCTGCCTCCTTCATTACCTGAATAGCAAAGGCAGTCTTACCACAGCCCGGTCTGGCTGCTATGGTGTTCATAGAACTGGGCTCAAAACCTCCGAGGATGGCGTCTAAGGCCCCAATGCCAGTCTTCAGGGTGTAGTCAGGCAGACCACCCTTGCAAGCGTCCTCAAGCTGCCCTAGGAGGCGTTTCCAGCCATCCTTCTGGTCTGTTGACCCAGAGTTGGCCTTGGTGACCTCGTAGAAGTCGTTCTCGAGCCTCTGCAGCAGTTCCTTGGCTGGCATCTCGTCAGAGAAATGCTCGAGTGCATTGTAGTAGCGGAGGAACACTGACCGCTTGATGCGAGCATCCTCCAGCTTTGGGACGTAGTAACCCAGCATCGATGGGCTGTAGCCCTGATCCAGAAGCTCATTGAGAAGCATACCGCATCCCTCAGTGACATCCTTCACGGTCATGATGTTCACCGGGCTGCCTGCGTCTGCCAGCTTCGCTGCAGCATTCCAGATCTTCTTGTGGATCTGGCCGTGGAAATGGTCAGGGCCTACGCCCATATCGAGGGCTTCTTCAAAGCCTCCATCAAGGGCAGCTCCTAGCACTGCTGACTCATGCTGGTTTGAGTGAGGGATCTTCCATTCTGATTTCACTGAGAACCTCCTCTCAAGGCAGAGCCGACTAGGTAGCTTGCGACAAAGGCAGCATCCTTCCCTGCTCTTAATACAGTATCTTCTACAGTATTAACTATAGTATTATTAGTTACTGTCCCTATTTTGGGACACGTTCCCTGTTTCGAGTCCCTATTTTGCGACACGTTATCAGAACGTGTCCCTGATTTGAGACACGTCCCAGTCAGGGATGCAGTGAGGCAGGACTTCTTGCCCTGCTTCTCAGCAGTCACCCAGCCAGACTCAATCAGGTCCTTCTGGGTCTTGAAAAATGTGTTCTTACTCATATGCAGTCGAGCTGAGATGCTGCGCTTGTT